ATGCCATTACCCATGTGATTGTTATGCCAAAGATGATGGAACAAATGATCTCATGTCTGAAGAAGACGTTTATAAAAAAATGGAAGAAGCAGACGGATTTGTTGTTTTTACACCTGTTTATTGGTCAGGTCCATCCAGTCAAGTCAAATCATTGTTCGACAGACTTGTTTGCGTTAGTTTAACATTATCTGTCGAAGATGCGAAAAAGATTTATGGTAAAGATGTTAAAGATCCCAAGAAAACAATAGCAGCAGAACAAAGTGGAAAATATCGTGATCTTTTAAAAAATCATTATGAGGGTAAAGTTGGAGCATTTTTCATACATGGAGACGATGGCGCAAATGACTATGTTGGACGCAAGATGCCATTAGCCATGGCTGATTCTAAGTCACAAGACTACATCAGCCCTAAAGAAGCTATTATGCCTATTGTTAATCAGTGTCGCTACAGTGGCATTTTTGTTCCAGAAAATTGCATAGAAGGAAATGTTTTTGGATATAAAGAAAAATATAGTCAAAGCAACATTGATGTTCGTAAAAGTGATTTAATTGACAAGGCAATCAAATTAATTAAAAATTTAATTAAAGAAGTCAAGAAACGAAGATAGCATAGATGCAGATTAATCTTGACAAATAGTTTGAATTAATTATAATTTAAACTATGAACCAATATCATTTAGAAAAATGTGTCAAAATTATGATGGAAGATTGGGATGGAGAAACATCTCGTCCATTCTATCATTATGCTTTTGCTATTAGAAAAAATAGAATATTAGCAATAGGTAAGAATAACCCAATAATGACTTCTGCTAAAGCTTATCGATTAGCTAAACGATTCAATATAGAGCATTGGCAGAAATACCCCTTCCTTCACGCTGAAGCCGATCTTTTGCTCAAATTGGATGAGAAGCACCATAGCAAGAGAACTACGATCCTAAGCCTAAAAATCAACCGGCATGGACGATTCAGATTGGCTAAACCATGTTATAAGTGTGAAATAGCTCTTTCTAGATCAAATCTCACAAACGTAATGTGGAGCTTGACAGATGAAAAAAATCTTTATATGCCAATTTTAGATAGCGCATTAATAAACAAGTAAATTAGATTTTAATTTTTATAATCAACAATCCTATTATCATTAAAATCAGTCCTACATATCCATTTTTTTCAAGTTTTATATCAAAAAATATTAATGGCAAGAAATAATAAATAGTAACAAATAAAACATCCCAAATAAGACTAAATGCATATAATTTTTTCTCATCTTCAAAGTACTTAGTAGTTAAAATCCAAATGCTATTACTTGTTAATCCTAACAATAATGCAAGAGGAATGTACCACCATTTGTTATGCAAAGATTTATCAAAACTAATATAACACATTAATGAACAAATTATTCCAACAAATATTAGTGTAATAAATTGGATCATACAATATTTATTCGATCTTTATACAAAATTAGAATATATCAGTAAATTTTTGATTTATCCTTCAGAAAGTTTTTACGCCAGACTAACTATTGCTAATTTTTACATGAATACAAACGAAGAAACCGCTTGTTTCCAAGCGGTTTCAGCGAAGTTAGCAATGCTCAGAGCGTCATACTCTGAAATTTGCAATATTTAATCGGGCATAGAACTTTGCGCCTTCCCTTAATAACTTTTTTCCGTATCGAACAAGCAAACCACGTCTTGGGCAGAATGATTCTGGGTCAAGAACGACTGGGGTCTGGGTGAGTGGAACGTATGGGCAGTAGAAGTAACCGCTGTCCATGTAGCTGTCGCCCTTATAACCCATGAGCAACTGGTTGCTTGGGAAGAGTGGATCTTTGTATAGACGATAACGGTTAGCGACCGTACCGACATACTGAACGCCGAGTGAGCTTGTGAAGGTCTCAGAAGGTGCAGGAGCGAAACCAGCAGTTGCTGTTTCGAAGATTGAAGCAACTTCAGGTGAAGTCACGATGAAGTTTGCGCCGCCACGGAGGGTCTTCCTGTGGATGACGTTAGAAACTTCGATGATCTTAACATAAAGGGCTTCGTACTTTTCCTTGATGGTCTGACCGATTGCAGTTGAGAAGTCCCAAGCTGCGACAGTACCAGCGTTATTACGGAGGTCACCAAGAACTTCACGGTCGATTTCGAGGTTGATTTCCTGTGCAAGAACAGCGGTCAACTCAGCTTCAGCATCAAGATTGTGCTGACTACGGAGATCTTGCTGTGCTTCATAGGACCATACAGCCTTGAGCTTACGGGTCTTAGCAACGATATCTTCTGATTCAATAACGAGGTTGATTTCAGGAAGATCCTGATTGCACTCCATATTGTACTCATAAGAGATTGTGCAGTTGTTTGAACCGGGTGCATTATCCCAAGTGAGTGTGAATTCGCCAGTGGTAAGATCGATGCTACCAGTTGTTGCTCTGTTAGCAGGTGAACCAATTGCGGTAAAGGTGAAGGTGCCGTTTGAAGAGACAACGAATGTCTGAACAGCGGTTGAACCATCATAAACAGTACCAGTAATGGTGCCAGCAAGGATTGGAGTGTGTTCAAGTGGGCTGAATACGCTAGTGGTGTCTGCGCCTGCATCAGTGCTGGTTGCTTCGTTGTTTACGAACTGTGAAGAGTAGTAAACGTCGAGGTTAGCAGTACCATCAGCAAGCTGCTGGAGTGAATTAATATCATCTCCGGGGAAACCACCGTTGTTGCTAGCTCCACGAACGCTACCCTTGTTAGAAGAATAACGGAAACGGAGATAGTACACCAAACCGGTTGGTCCAAGTAGTGGCTGAACGCTTACAATCTTATTAGCGATCAACTGTGGGTAAATTCTGCGGACGAGAGGAATTGAAATCCTCTTGAACTGTGCGACATCTGCGGTGTCGGTTGAAACTTCGTTAAATAGCTTTTCTCTTTCGAGCATTAGGCGTTGGTTCTCAAGAAGCACTGCGGTTGCAGCACGGGTATGAGTATCTTCGATACCCCTGAGAAGACCAGTTTTTGCCCAACGGCTCTCTAGTTCTTTAGCTTCGTTCAAATAAGTTGAATTGAGACTCATTGTAGTTACCTTTCTTTATTATAAAACTTACTTAGATTTCTTAACTCCTGAAAGAACAAGAAGATCGTTGACTTCGTTTAGTGAGTTTGATTCAGAAATAACCTGAACATTCTCAGTTACTAACTGACCTCTCCCGCTTGCAACTCTTGCTTTCATTCCACGCTCTTTCTGCTCACTGATGACTTTCTTAGTGCGATCAACACGGTGTTCACCAATGACTTCGGAAGCTCTACGAACACTTTCATTCAACTTTGTATTCTCTGTTGAAAGACGAATGTTCCTTGCTTCCATGATTCTTAACTGACCCTTAAGATCTTCTGATGACTTACGGGCTTCTTCAAGCTTGCCGGAAGTTGAGAAGAACTGTTCGTCGCCGGAAATGTAATCGGAAGCAATGTTTACGATCTTATCAAGAGCAACCTTGTGTTCGACCATTCTTGGATCAGCCATAAGGTCTGTCTTAGCTTGTTCGTAAATTTCTGCGCCCTTGATCTGGAGGAATTCGTCAACCTTGTCAACGATGTATTCCTTCATTTCCTTAAGCTTGCCATCATATTCTTCGTATAGGTCGCTTTCGACGCTATTCTTATTGCTTCTTTCAGCAAGAAGCATCTGATATGCTTCTTCGTAGCCTTCTTCAAGAGCAGTTTCAAATTCCTGCTTCTGATTGCCAATTCTTTCCTGAAGATCAGAAATAATTGCGTAGGCTTCGTTATAGCCATGATAGGCGGTCTTTTCAGCCTGAGAAAGTTCATTTGTAAGCTGAACATAAGCCTCTTCGAGATTCTTATTGTATTCCGCTTCCATTTCTTTCTTTGACTCTTCAATCATCTCAGAAACAGCCTGAGCAACCTCGTTGATCTGGTCTGCTGGAAGAAGATTCCTTAATGAGCTTAAAATCTTATTCATCTCACAGTCTCCCTATTATGTTACTGGTTTTATTCTTAATTAGCCCGCCTAAACAAGCTATTACTGCGTCCTTATTAACACTATGTATGCGTCTGCTTTCATTTTTTGCAGAAAAATTATCATAATTATAATTTTCTTTAGTAACTTTCTTCTGAAATGCCTGATAAGTAGACGGATCAGCAACAGCATCGAATGTGATGAGCTTGTATGATTCTGTAATCATCAAGACACCTTTTTCATTTGTTGTACCGTTTCCGACACCTCTTGAAGAAATGCCGACACGCACACCGTCATTAATAAGTGCTTTCAGTATTTTTCCATGTGGTGTATTTAGGATTTCGCCTTCACCCATTAGGGTTTTGCCTTCCCACCACAATTTTGTTACAACATGAGAAGCTTTTTCAAAGTGAATAATTGAATCAGAAGGGTGATCCAATTCGCCAACCAAGCCTCTTGCATTAACACAGTCCATCAGCTCCTGAACATTCTTGTCTAGGACGCTGAAACCATATGATCTATTGTTTTTATTGACTTCATCAGCCTGCTGGAATTTACCACGAAATTTTGTGAGTCCGCCAATTGCGGACTCATTTAAATTCATGACTATACCGCCGCTATTGCAAGAATCGACTAGCAGCATATTCAAATCAACCCCTTTCGCTACCCTTAAGTAGTTTAAAGCTGTTTGCTAAAGTCATGCCATTGGATGGAATATAAGGATTTTTCAACTTGTCCCAAGTGTCTGGACCATCATCTTGACCAAGGACATCACTGTCAGCGTCAATAGTCTTTTCACCATGAATCTTGAAATCACCAGCCTTGGGTACATATGGGTTTCTGACATTTGGATAAACATCAGATCCGTCATGTGTAAGATAGCCCTGCTTGAGGTCTTCTATACCTTGTTTATCGTAAGACTTGCCATCACTAACGAATGGTGATCTTGTTGAAGCGTACTTGCCGGGAGCGCCATCAATCTTGGAGTACTTTGACATAGATTCGATATCACCTGTTACAGTGTGACCAACTTTGTCAGAAACCTGCCATTCACCGCTCATTGGAAGATTAGCTAATGCCTTTAGCATAACAGCGGCTTCTTCTAGAACATCAAGATCAAAAGGCTTCTTTCCAGATAAAGAATGTTCAATGTCAGACATATAACCTGAAATTTCATGCTTAATACTTGCATCTCCGAAGTGTTCAGCAAGACCAGCAAGACTGTTCAAGGACTTGTATGCATCCTCAAAAGCCATTCTTTCGGTTCTCTTGACTTCTTCAAGCTTGTCAACCATGATTTCAGAAGCATACTTGAAACCTTCATAACTCTTTGATTCAAACATATCAGCAAGCTTGTAAATCTGGTTTACCTTGTCCTTATAATTGTCGTAGCAGGTTCTTAGTAAACCTTCTGCCAAGAACAAGCAGGTTTCGTCATCGAAATTCTTGACATTTTCGCTGATCAAAGTATCACTGATCAACTTAGCCAATTCATTTTCGGTCAAGTAAACAATGCTTGGGAAAGCAGCTACTACATTTTCAACAGTTTCCTGTAGCTTAGATGCATCACTCATTGCATTGCACTTCTTCATATCTTTGCAAGCAAGACCCCAGTGAGCATTGTGACCAAGAAGCCTCATAAGGTCTCTCTGGTGCATTACATCAGTGTTAAGAGTCTTCCAATTGAAAGAAAGGATCTTTGCTTCATTTCTTAGTTGAGCACGGGGAATAGCAACTGTGACAACATTACCAAGCTTGTCCTTAGCAACTTCATTGAGGCTAGGAACACCGTAAGTTCTGAAATCAACATAATCAAGAATATTCTTGGAAACAGCTGCCCATTCCTTCAAATTCTTTGAAGAAACTTTGCTGATAAAGTCCATCTTCTTCTTGCTCTTATGCTTGCCCATCTTCTCGTCACGCTTGTCGCTCTTCTTGCCCTTGCCCTTACCCTTCTTAGCTGCTTTCTTCTTAAGATAAGCTGCAAACTGTGGAGGAATCTTACCCTTTTTGCTACCCTTTGCTTCGTTGATAACGCCTTCTTGTAGGCTAACACGAACGTAAGGAAGGTTAAAGTAGTTTGAGAAAAGGTCGCTGGCTGCATCCTTTTTGTCGTCAAGAATTGAGTCAACCATTCTATCGAGAATATTCTTGCCTTCATTGACCTGAGAAGACTCATCAACAACCAATTCTTCGATGTTTTCAAGCAAAAGCTTGGAATCATCAATAAGATAAGTTGCATGAACGAGTGTACCCTGATCTGTAGCAAAAGTGGCTTCATTTTCTGTGATGCCAAACAGAGCAATATTATCTTTGCCCAATGCGTTGGCAATGGAATCAGAAGCTTCTGTTAACTCTTTTTCTGCTGTTTGAAGAAACTTGCGCTCGATCTGCTTGAAGACATCATAGTCGATGAGTTTTCTCTTCATTTTGTTCTCCCAAAAAAAACAATGTTTAATTCACATAGAGTGCGAATTTTTTTAATTCTAACTCATATCTATGCAGGTGATTAAAAAAAAGAAGGATATTATGCAAACATTTAGCGATTTTATTGGTAAAAGATTTGAATACAATGAAAACAGCGATTCAAATCCTCAAGTAGTTAGTCAAAAAAATGCAAAAAGTGCCAAAGATTTAGAAGATATTATTTCAAAAATTTTAAATAATACAAACTACCACAAAGAATTTTTAAATTTATTATCAGATTTTATCGAAAGTAAAGATGATCAAGG